GGTTATATTTATATAAGGAATCATATATATGAAAAAGACAGAACTAGTAGAAATCATCAGAACAGTCGTTCGGGAAGAAATTAATAATTCTCTCCCGCAATTTCTCATGGAAGTTTTGGCAGAAAAAATTTCCAATCAAACGGTATTAAGTGAACAAGGTGCAACCGCGCCAGTTCAACCAGCGGCTGCTCCTAGAAGAAGCCCAAGTGTTGCACTAGACGCCCCATTAAAACAGGCACCTGTACAAGCGCCGCGCATGTTCTCTAGCAATCCAGCATTGAATGCTGTGCTAAATGAAACCGTCGGAGGCGTTCCGTTAGAAGCGGACACGGGACCATCGGCTATGGACACCATCGCAAATCTACCAAAGCAAGTATTAGCAGAAAACAAAGAAGTTGCCGCAGTAGCATCGGCTTTGACTCGCGATTATTCTCAAATGATGAAGGCAATCGACGCCAAGGCAAAAGCAAAACGTATATAAAATGGCAATCGGCACACAACCATATGGCATAACTTTACCCATAACACATGGGCCGCAAGGTTATTTTAACCAAAGTTATAGTGTGCTTGAGCAAGTAAAGTCCAACCTCAATTTGTTGTTAAAAACAAAAAAAGGAGAGCGTCGTATGAGTCCAGAATTTGGATCTGGTCTATGGTCTGTTTTGTTTGAGAACAATACAGAAGATTTGACTCCAATCATCGACAGCACTATCAGAAAAGATATTGCTCGTTGGATGGGTTATGTTAATGTTCAATCTATAAACGTCGAAAACAATCAAGACGGCAACTATAACAGATTAAATGTTTCTGTTTCATTTACGGTTCCGTCAGCTGGAATCACCCAAACTCAAAATTTAGACGTAGCAATGACCACCAATAACATATGATTTTAGACACACCAAAATCTTTTCAGCCAGGCAAACGAGACATTAAATATCTCAACAAGGATTTTTCACAGTTAAAATCTTCGTTGACGGAGTTTGCTAAAACATATTACCCAAACTCATATAAAGACTTTAGTGAAGCATCTACGGGTATGATGTTTATTGAAATGGCGGCATATGTTGGCGACGTATTGTCATATTATATAGACTATCAATTTAAAGAGTCTATGCTTGCGAACGCAGAAGAACGCCAAAATATTATTGATTCGGCACGCTCTTTAAGTTATAAAACAAAACCATCGGGTCCAAGTGTAACAAAGTTGGATGTGTATCAATTGATACCTGCAAAATTAGACGGTGATGGAAATCCATCGCCGGATATGAGCTATGCTCAAATAATAAAGCCCGGTATGGCTACTGTAAGTGATACAGGAGTTCCGTTCTTAACTAGCGTACCGGTTGACTTCACGGTTGATACCAAAAATGACCCATTAGAAATTTCCGTGTATCAAAGAAATCCAGCAGGACAACCTGAATTTTATGTATTAAAGAAAACGGTTGATGCGTTCTCCGGTCAAATCGTTTCTAAAGATGTTTCCGTTTCGGCTGCTACACCATTTTACAAGATATATTTGTCTGACACAAACATCATTGAAGTATTTGATGTATATGACGCTGACGGCAATAGATGGTATGAAACAGATTATCTTGCACAAGACTTGGTTCCTATAGAGTCTGAAAACATATTCAAGAACGACATGTCACTTTCTACATACAGAGACACCGTTCCATTCTTGCTAAAATATTTAAGAACTTCAAAGAGATTTGTCACCGGAGTTCAAGCAGACAATACAACATTCTTGGAATTTGGTTCTGGTACAAATATATCAGATGACGAAATTATTATCCCGAATGTTTATACCGTTGGAAAACCTTCTACATTTAGAAACGAAAGTGTTTCGTATGATCCAGCAAATTTCTTGTCATCAAGAGCATTTGGACAAGCACCAAGCAATACAACATTAACAATCAGATATATCACCGGCGGTGGATTGCAGAGTAATGTAAATGCCAACGCTATCAAAAATACAACCAACATAGAATTCTTTGGTGATATTACCGAGTTGCCCGTATTTGAACAAAATTTAACCAGTCTTGTAAGACGCTCTATCAAAGTAAACAACCCAGTGCCAGCTTCTGGTGGTCGTGGTCCAGAAACAGACGACGAAATTAGAAACAATGCACTTGCCAATTGCGCATCTCAAGGTAGAGCAGTTACACAAAAAGATTATGTTGTAAGAACATACGGAATGCCGTCAAAGTTTGGTTCTATTGCCAAGGCATACGCCGTAACAGACTCTCAATTAGATCCGGCAAACATACAGGCTCAACCAAATGACACTGTTACAAGTTCATTGTCACCGGCTAGTACAAACACAAAGTATATAGCACCAAACAACCCATTTGCTGTAAACTTGTATATTCTAGGATATGACACTAACCAACGTTTGATTAACACCAACGAGGCTATTCGTCAAAACTTAACAAACTACTTAAATCAATACAGAATGTTGACAGATAGCGTTAATTTGATTGATGGATATATCATCAATATTGGCGTGGATTTCACTATTGTTGCTTATAAAAACTATAATAAACGTGAAGTTTTGGCTAATTGCTTAACTTTGGTTCAAAATTTCTTTGATATAAACAATATTCAATTCTGCGAACCTATCAACTTGAGCAGATTGGAGCTAGAAATAGCCAAAGTGGACGGCGTACAGTCGGTTTCTTCATTAAAAGTAAAGAATTTGACTGCCCGCGACGGCGACTATTCACCGTATGAATATGATATACTCAAAGCAACCAAAGACAAGGTTGTATATCCATCCGTTGACCCATCCGTATTTGAAGTTCGCTTTCCGTCCAAAGACATTATTGGCAGAGTGGCATAAATATAGCCCCAAATATATGTCGGGTGTATATTTATAAAGTAAGGAATATAGCACATGCATTACTTTTTATATCCAACCAAAGATACTACCATCAGCAATGAGCCAGCGTTCATGTTTAAAAACATGGGGTTGGACGAAATTCTTGAAGTTGAAAAACGGGTATCTTATGGCAGTTGCTCAAGTGAAGGAACATATTCCACATTAATTTCTTTCACCAGTTCAAGCATTGAACTTTTAAGCGGTTCAATGTCTGCGTCTTTTAATTCAGGTTCAACCGACCCAAGAGTTGTATCAAGTTCATATATCCAAACCAGTCAAGTTACTCAAGGTTCTGTATTATCAAGAGCCTTGTTACAATTTGATTTGAGTGATATATCAGCTTCTATAGTTTGTAACAAGATAGTCAATCCGCGCTTTTATCTTGTTCTAAAAACATGTGAATCTAAAGAGGTTCCTGTAAAATATACACTTGCCGCATATCCAATTTCTCAATCTTGGGGAATGGGTTCTGGATATAAGTATGATGGTCAAGCTGCGTCGGATGGAGCAAATTGGAAGTTTGCTGATGGATTCTCCGAAAAATGGATGAGTGGATCTTTGACAGATTGTAGCGGCGGCGGCGTTTGGTGGGTTTCTGCAAGCTTACTAGGTTCTGGTTCTGGATATGCTCAACCTCCATACAACAATCCATATAACCCTTTTCCAAATTGCGGCGACCATTATGTTCCGCCAGCAACTTCATCTTATATAGCGCCGGTTACTGGTGGATATGCTTGCACTCAATCGTTTGATTATCAAACCAGTGATGTTCGTATGGATGTAACTCCAATTGTAGAAGCATGGCTAACAAGTGGAATTGAAAATAACGGATTGATTGTATTACATAGCGACGAATCAAGTTCTATTGATTATGGAAAATTAAGATTCTTCTCTAAAGAAACCAATACAATATATTCTCCATACCTAGATGTTTCGTGGGCAGATGCAATTATTGAAACCGGCAGTGCCGACCCAATTCAATTAAGAGATGCCGTTGTTAATATGAAGAACCTTTCTAAAGAATATAAGCACGGCTCTATTTTAAGAATGGATGTAACTTCAAGAAAGCGTTATCCACAAAAAACATTTACAAACAAACTTTCGGACTATTTGACTCCGTATTATCTACCAAGTTCAAGTTTCTATTCTATTAAAGATGCCGAAACCGAAGAGTCTGTATTGCCATACGACGAATATACCAGATTAAGTTTTGATTCATATGGAAATTATTTTATGTTGGATACCACGGGTCTTCCTC